CAATAAAAGACATAGCCATATCATTGTCCTCAAAAAACTTTTTTTGATATGCGTCTATCTTATCTTTTATATCTCGTATTTCTGTATGATAAGTAGTCATACGTTTACCATTGTAATCTTTTTCGTTGTCATCAACGTACTTGTATTTGATTACATCAATACCATTAGCCACCATATCTTCGTAGTACATGGCAATCAAATCATCTCTTGATAAACTACCTATCTCACGCTTTGATGAGCCATAGTGATAATAATTACCATAGCCACTACAAGCAAAGTTTGTATAGATAGAACGCTCATCACGCCTAGCATTGTAATTATCATCAGCCATATCATCTCTATCAGTAAACCAAAAGCATGACTCTTCTTCTGTTGCGTCATACCTTGATAATACATCTAGGTCTGATTGAGGCGTAGCATTGCCAACTACTTTAGTTACAATCTTTTTGATTTCTGGAATAATATCCTTGACCTCTTGGATTGCTTTTTGCTTTGGCTCAGACCACTT